TCGGATAATGCTGTTCTGGAACTCCATGGAATGCTCCACCCCGACACGGGAAAGGACTCCCTGCATCTGCTGGTTTTCCCGCTCCAGTTGCTCCATCCGGGCAATCTGCTGAGCGTTGAGCGTGGGCTTTTCCTGTAGCGTCTTTAGCTCATCTTTAAGTTTGCCGTAGGCTTCACGCCACTTTTTGTAACGCCCTTTGGCTTCCTCGGAATTCTTGAACTCCGGGAGTTCTTCCGGCCATTCCTCGACGGCAGCAGGAGGAGTTGTGCTGGATGGTGTCCCGCGCAATGCTTCCTCCAGAAAGGAGGGAACATCATGTCCGCTACCTTCATCGGGTTTTACTTCCGAAGCTGGCTTATCCGGTTCCTTGGGTGGTGTTACTGGCTCGGCAGGAGCCTCTGCTGGCTTTGCAGGCTCTTTTGACGGCTCAGTAGGCCGGGTCCTAATTTCAGGGAAGGCTTGGTCAAAAGCTCTCTGGACCGACTCCATGCCCGGCGAATTATCAACTCCCTGTCCGGGCTGAGTAACAGTTGGTGTTGGTGGAACGATTGTTGGATTTGCCATATTAGAGTTTCAGGTCGTCTGCAGTTGGACTAACCACTGGACTTTCCGGGTTGTAACTTTCCGGGTATGGATTGGGATTACCAAGCCGCTTCAGGTCCATTCCCAGCCACATGATGGCTTCCTGAATCTTAGTGATGGCGAGAGCACGTTCCCGGCTGGGTGGTTCAGATTTCAGGCTTTGCAGGATCTCGTCCAAATTCTTGCGATACATCTTGTCGTTCTTGATGTCGTCGAACGGGATATCTGTGGCTGGTTTCAGGTGTGATGTGGCTGTTGGTATATCAGTGGCTGGGTTGTTCATGTGTTTGTGGTGGTTCGTATGTTGGTTCCGGCGTCATGTGGGATTGAGTGATTGGTTGCGCCATTAGCCGAAGGGTATCCCCATATTTGGAGTAACCTCTTGTTAGGCCAAGTTCAATAGCGGCACGGGTTGGAGACACATCTTCATTGTTATCACCACGAACAACAAATCTACAGGGATGATTTTCCTCCATTACTTCGAGGACTGCCTGCAGGATTCCGTTGGTGCGCAGTTCCCTTGCCCACTGACTGGGAAGGTATTTATGCTTTCTGAATTGCTCTACTGTCATTGAGTCGGTTGTGATGGCGGCTTCGGCTTCCGAGCAGCCATGGCGGCTTTCAGGTTCTCCCTTCTGATACCTGCTGCGGTTTTCTGATCGGTAAGTGCCTCGTTATGCCTTTGCTTGCGCTCTTTCAATACAAATTCCCCGTCCTGTTTCTGTTTCTTCAGGCCCAGTTCTCCCTGAACCTTGACCAGCTTCGGATCAGGAGCAGCACCATTTCCGTTGGGCTGGTTAGGAACGGACTTCAAATGCTCCTGCAGGTTTTGTCCCAGTTTGTCAGACAGCTTGGCTACATCGTCCAATGCCTTCTGCTTCTGCTTTACCTCACCCTTGCGACTGGGATCACCTTTAAGCAGTTGCAGGTGCTGGGTCATGTGCGGACCTGCATTCTCCATGTGCTGCAACAGTTCCAGCGGATTGGCGTTAGGCGTCTTGATGTGATCCTGAACGTCCTTCATGTGCGTGTCGAAGTGGATCGAATGATTCTGGGTTGGTTCCACCAGAGCCTTGCCGCCCGGTTGCCGGAGCGCGTTGTTTTCCAGAGTGGCCATGGAAGCGTGGGCATTGGGAACACCAGCCTTCTCGATCGGAGGGAAATAAGAATCCACTGAATGCATTCCTACTCCGGGCAAAGAAGCAGCACGGGCGCGAAGGGCATGATTGCGGCCCACCTCATTCATGTAAGGAACAAGGTTCACTAATTCTCTGGTTGCCATGTCGCGGAGTTGCGGAGAGCCGTAGCCTAATGAACGTTCTGCAGTGATTTTCCGAATGTGATCAAAGGTCAGAATCTCCTCGGGAATCCCGCGAACGATGCAGCGGCGTTTCATTTCCCGGGCTTCCCTTCCTCCGGGGATATTGTCGGACTGGGCAGGATCAAGAATCCGGCGCACGGTTTCCCGATGCCACTTGTCGCTGGTAACATAGTAACGATTGGTGGCACCCTTGGTAAGCAGCGTATCCCGGCGTGCCTCCATCTGCTCCTGCCCGTAGGTAGGCTGCGGGCGTTCGTCATCCCGCTGCTGGTAGGTCCCAGTGTTGGCGCGAAGGACGCTCTGCAGTTCGCGCCTCATCGACATTGCGCCGTTTAGGGATTCCGCAATGCGGGTCTGGACAACCTTGTAGCCGGGAGAAAACACTGCCGCACCTCCCACCAGAGCCACCTGCGTTTCCTCGATGGCATTGGCGTCGGTGGTTTCCAAGGCCACCCCGCTGCCGATCACCGAGCCGTCCAGCATCTGGCAGAAGGTCCTGTTGGAGATGTCGCAGAAATCGTAAATCTTGCTGCCCAATCCCTTGACGGAATGCCACGTTCCATCCGGGCCGCAATCGAAAAAGAACGGGCAAATCACTTCGGCAAAGGAATTGAATTTCCTCCGGCGCTTGAACAGGTATCCGGTTTCCTTGGCTGGATCGTAGCCTTCCGGCTCGCTCTCATTGCCCATGGATTGATCGGTGATGATGTAGTGGCTCACCTTCCCGCCGAATTCCCTGACGAAGATCGAGGCAACGTAAACCCGATCGCTTCGGTGCATCCCGTAGAACAGGTCGCCTGTGCGAATGGCGCGCTGGTAAAGATCAAAGTTCTCCATGCCCCATTCCTGCCGCGTTTCCCGGAGCGCACTGTCGATGATGGCTTTTTCGCACATCCTCCTGTTCCAGCCTTCCCCGTCCGGTTCGTCGGTGGCTCCCTTACGGATAAATAGTTCCAGTTCATCAGCCCGGTAGGAATGCAGGATGGCGCAAAGCTCCAGTTGCTGGACATCAGCCTTGGTTTCCATCGGGACTAGGACTTTGCGCGCCTTGGTGGCTTCGGAATGCCAGCCAATGAAATGCGGCCAGAAAAGAGGACCGACACCGTTGACGCACATCTGCCACTGGTGAAGCTGGATTTGCTGGTCGAACCCGTCCCAGTCGTTAAGCAGGTCGGTATATTCCTCGTTGAAAATGGTGTTCCATGTTTCAATGATGTGCGGATCAACTCCATCCACCGCAAAGAAAATGTTCGCGTAACGGGGCACCTCAAATATCAGGTCGTAGTAAGGCGTTTTGGCTGCTTCCACGATGCCTTCGCTTTCCCGGAGATTGAAGTTGGCGCGGTGACCTTGGCCCAAATCACGGAGCTTTTGACTGCTCCATGGAGGATTCCCGTCCATCAACCCTTGGATTTCGGTGTAACGGAACATCCGGGTTTCATCCTCGTATTTGAGGCGCTGAACAAGGGAGCGGGCGTTACTGGCGTTGCCAATCCGGGAATCCGGGCGTTCTCCGGTTTCCGGATCGAGTGAGGCTAAGTGAGTGGAGGTGACATCAACATAAGCCATAGAGCTAGAATTGATCAGGGGTTAGGATTCTGGAGGGTTCGCTTTCCAGCGGAAAATCTCTTTTCTTTCGGCCTTCCTCGATGATCACATGGCGAAGTCTGGATGCGATCTGCTCCCATGAATTGCCCTTGATGCCTTTTACCCGTTTGTTGGCGATGTCGAGGATGGCTGCGGCATAGCCCCGGTTCGGATCAAATCCGATGTCGATGCGAAAGACGTTATGGACCGCCATGTGACTATTTCCGATTAATGCCGCCGTGCTTCATCCAGCAATGATCTGGATACAGTGATTGAACCCTAGGATTTTCTTTGTCAAGTGTTTCATACGGGAAATGCACCTTCGCCTTGAGGTTGCATTTGCAGGCTGCGCAGGATTTTAGGTATTGATCGTGATGCGTTTTAAGGCCGCTGGAGAGTGCTTCCACCACTGCCTGACAGGCACTGCATCCGGAAATGTTGACGTTCAAATAGCACCGGGCGCAAATAAGAGCGCGCCGATCGGCTTCCTTTAGATCCACCAGTTGCGCGCCATCCTTGATCCATCCGGCAAACCGTTGCGCAGCCTCCTTAACATCCTCCCAGTTGAGAGTGATAATGGATGCGCGTTCCCGGTTAGAATCATCATAATTGCACCAGCCCGGAGGAAGGGTCATGCAAAGCTGTTCCTGCATGATTTCACCAAGGTTGGGAGGAACTTCCCGGTTGTTGACGCGCAGGTGCTTGTCCATTTGCTCCACCCAAGTCGAGTAATCCCACGCATGGGAAATGAATCCATCCACCGGGTCCCGGTAACGGAATCCATCCGGAGGACAAGGCCCACGCAGGGCGTTAATAAGAGCGAGCTTGGCCATAGGTAGTTTCCAGTTGTCGTTTGGCAAGGAAGCGTTTCCACGGTGAATCCATCCGGCTGCGTGGATCATAGGTGCCGCTTTCCTTGGGAGACAGCCCAAGGCGCTTAGAGCAAACCTGCGCCATTACCACGGCGTTATCGGCAAGGTCAGGGCTTTTCCGGGTGCGATCCCGCATCTTCACCTTGGTTTCCAAGGAAATCAGTGGCCCTCGCATGGACCACCAGCGACGGCAAAACTCGATGGCAGTTTCGTTATCCAATCCACGGATCTGGCCGTTCAACACAAGTAACCGGAAAAAGAACCAGAGATAGGTAACCATGCGATCGTATTCCTGATCGGCAGGTTTGGGATTGGTGTCGCTTACCGGATCTTTCGGGGTGCGCGCGCCAAACTCGATCCCGAGAACTTCCCGGCTCCATTCCCGGTGGAAAATGGAAAGCAGCCCTGCGCCTTCTCCGGTTGAATCCAGCCCGAAAAAATAAGGTTCTATGTTCCGGGCAATGCAGTGCTCCTTCACCTGACGGACGATCTGGTAATGAGTCGGATCATCGGAGCGAATGGTTGTCCGGATATATTCAAAATCACCGAGCAGCAACGTGCGCTTGTTATCCACCCTGCCGCATCTGCCAAAGCGAAGAACGCATCTGTCTCCGCCATCAAAGGCCGGGTCCAGTGAAGCCACATCCACGGCCTCCTGATCGAAGCTGCACTGGTTTTGCGCTCCCGACATGATGATCATCGGCATGTTGAGGACGGTCTTGGTGATACCTTCCGGTGCCCAAAATCCACGGCGCATCTGCCAGAACTGAGGAGAATCAGCACCGTAAACTTCGATGGTGGTGTCAATGTTGGCCTGATTAAGAAGTCCGGGCGCTTTGATTGTCGGATCAAGCACCAGCGGGCTTTTCAGGCCATCCAAGTGAATGCAAATGCCGCGCTTGGTTTCCCACTGTTCGCTATCCACGCTGATTGAATCCCAGCCGCGCTTGGGTTCACACATCCGCCCATGCGGATCGAGTTGATCATCGGCGTTGCCTACGCCCTTGAACTCGAAGATCTCCGCGCCTGTTTCAAGGTTCACACAGGCTTCCACGATTGCTTCAGGCGTATAAGGCATCTCATCCACGCACACGATCATCTTTTTGGCATGGAATCCGATGATTTTCCCCAACGCCTTCTCGATTTCTCCCTTGTCGGTGGCAATTCCAAAGATGCCAGCGTTATCGTGCCCTTTGCGAAACTGAATGCAATTGCGGCTCTGAATGATGTTACCAAAAAGAGGACGCAGCCTCCAGAACTGAGAAATCTCTTTCCAGATTCGCCTGCGCAAGCCATCAAGGGTCGTGGAAGTGCAAATGACAACAGTGTTGGCCGGATCAGAATACCACGCAGAAAGAGCGTAAAGGGCCATGGCTGTGGTTTTCCAGCTTGCTGCAGGTCCAGTGACAGTGACCCAAGGGTTCTCCGCAAATCCGCGCATCATGCGCTCAGTCCAATCGTTCCAGTAGAAAGTTCCGGGAATATGTGCGTTCCATGTCAGGTCAATGGCGTTACGCAGATGCTGATAACGCCCCAGCCCCAGAGGAGGATTATTGGCAAAACACCAGAACTCTATGGCGCGCTGATCTTCAGTCGGGAAAGTTTTCCCATACATAAGCAACATCGCGCTTGGTTGTGACCTTTACAGTCAGCCACGCCCTGAAACAATTCCGTTCGTAAATCTGCAGGAGAAAGATCGGGTTGTTGTTTAGATAATTTTTTTCGATGACCCGACGCCTGCCTTTCATTCAATAACGGTTGCTTTTGCCAGCATCTCCTGAGGATTGTCCTTCACGGGAGCAGCACCAATCAGGATGGCTCCCTCGATAAGCTCGCTTTCGCCTTCAGCAGGCCAAATGGTGTTGTAAACGGACGCGACATCACGCACCTGCCGGGCACGGCTCAAAGGATCTTTGGTTTCTTTCTTAGCCTGCTTGGAAGCATTGTTGACGTATTGCGCAAGGTTGATGGTGGATTCCTCTTTATGCTTCGCCATGGCTTTGAGTAACGCAGTAGCAACATCATCCTGCGGAAGGGAAGGATCACCATTGATACCGGAAGTGTGCGTCAACCGATCAGCCTTCTTCCACTTGTAACGCCTGCACCAGCAGGAAACCGTTCCATAGGAAAGCTTGGCCTGCCTCGCAGCCTCTCTCGGGCCGTAAACAGCTACGAGAGCCTTCACAGCATCACGGTTGATACTCCAGTCACGCTGCTTTGCCATGGAAATGCACCATGAATCCGCTTCGTGGTTTTTCCAAGTGTAATTTTTTAAGATGAATGGGGTGGGAAGGTTTAGGAAGGAAATGTCTGGGTAAACTTTTAGGTGGAAATCTCTGGGTAACTAGCCCCCCCCTACCCCCCCGACGATGCAAAAAAAGCATTCCTGCTGCCCGGCATAGGGGCGGCTACCCTCCCGGAATGCGTTTAGATTGCTTTATGCGGCCTTGTGCGTGCTCGCTTTAAGCCTTGCCTATAAGGGTGCATTGTGCGATACCTCGCCGTCTCTGAACGGCTTACGACCTCTCGGTTGCTGAACGGATGCGCTCCTCTCT